AGGTAAAGGCTGGAACCCTGGTGAAGAAGGATACCCATCAAATGGTCGTATTGCTTGGAATCTATGGGGTGGAGATGCTGGATGGGCTTGGGCTAGATCAAAAACTGAAACTTTAAATAATTGCACTACCAAGTCTGAGTCTGATTTTGATATTGAAAAGCAGGAATGCTCTTGCGGATGTTCTGTTGAAAAAGAGGGCGAGATTTCTACTGGATCAATGGGATCTGGAATTGCCAATCCTACTCAGGGATATACTCAGGAACCTTCAGCTATGAAGCCCAGAAGAAGAAAGAAGATTAAAGTTAAAAGGGAGTCAAATATGATAAAAGATGATTCTGTTACTTTGGATCTAGATAGTATAAATATTGAAAATAATAAACTAGATGCTAGTGAAAATGATATTATTGAATTGTTGAATGAGATTTTAGAAATGCAAGATTCTGTTGAATTAGATGAGAGCAAAGAAATCTTTAAAACGCAAGACCAGTCATTGCAAAATGATGTAGAATATGATACGATCTTAAACATGGATGAGCAAGAGTATAAGAAACTTTCGCTTCTTAAGCGTTTTGTTAATTGGCTTGTTCAAGATGTAGAAGAGACAGCTTCAACAGAATCTAAAGTTGAAGTAACTGAGAACACATTGGAGGAAGAAATGGATATTGAAATCCTTAAGGATGCTCTTGGTGCTGTAGTTGACGAGAAACTGGCTAACTTCGCTACTTCGATTAAGGAAGAGGTTGAAGTTGCTGTTCAGGAAAAGATTGACAGCATTTCAAAGAGTTTTGAAGTTCAGAAGACTGAACTTGAAGAGAAGTTGAGTGCAACTGAGAAGGCTTTGGCTGAGCAGGAAGAGACTGTTAAGGCAATTGCCGCTTCTGGTGCTATCAAGAAGAGTGTTGATGTGGAAGAAGAGGATGACGAGGTTATTGTCAAGTCGGCTCCGGCTTCTATCTGGAACAACGTTTATTTACCCCAGGGCTTGATCACTGCCCTTGGTTATGAGTCATAATAGGAGGAATTAAATATGGCAACTCAGAATGAAATTTTATCCAAGGCAGATGAAGTCACCACTAGCGTTGTGAACAACGATAGTGGTGGTTTGATGAAGCCGGCGCAGTCGAATCGTTTTATTGACTTCGTTATTGATCAGTCGGTTCTTATGCAGAACTCGCGAGTGGTTCGCATGCGTACCCCCCAGATGGAGATTGACAAGCTCTCCGTTGGAACCCGTTTGCTTGCAAAAGCTACCGAGGCGACTGACACCGGCGCTAATGCCGCCGTTACCTTTACTAAGGTGTCTTTGAGCACCGTCAAGCTTCGTCTTGACTGGGCGATCAGCACCGAGTCCCTTGAGGACAATATTGAGGGAGCCTCGCTTGAGGATCACATCGCTCAGGTCATGGCCCGTCAGACGGCGAATGACATGGACGATCTTTTCATCAATGGCAACACCTCGTCCAACAACACCTTGCTTAAGGCTCTTAATGGCTTTGTCAAGTTGGCTATCACTGACGGTCGTACCGTTGATGAGGCTGGCAACAACGTGTCGCGTGCGACTTATGATCGCATTCTTCGTAACTTGCCGGCTAAGTACCTGCAGCGTCGCAACGAGTTGAAGTTCTTCTCTGGTGCTGGCGTTGTTCAGGACACCATCTTCAGCCTGTCTAATCCCAACAGCGCTACTGCTGCTACTGCTGGTGCGCCTTCGCCTGGCTCTATGATTGGCGACACTGCGTTCTTGACGGGTGCGATGCGTGCGAATGGTGGTGCGGGTGCTACTGGGATCGCCCCCTTCGGTATTCCGTTGGTTGAGGTTCCGTTGATGCCTGAGGCTGTTAGCGGTGACTACTCGGGTGCTGCTGGTTCGCATGGTTATGTGGAGCTTACGTTCCCGAATAACCGTGTGATTGGTATCCATCGTGACATCACGGTGTACCGCCAGTTCAAGCCGAAGACTGACACTATTGAGTACACGCAGTATATGCGAGTTGCTTCCAACATTGAGAATGCTGATTCGTATGTGATTGCTAAGAACGTTAAGCTTCGTAGCCTCTGATACCTTAGGACGTTATAGTTACACATAATGTTCGGTGGAAGCCCCAGTGAAAACTGGGGCTTTTGCTTTGTATAAGTTAAATTGTGATACAATTATATTATGACTGAAAATATTATTACTTCTGATGCAGTTGATCCCAAGCCTGCAAAAAAAACTACTGCGAAAACAACTCCTAAGCCTAAAAAAGATGTGGAATCATCTATTGTTAAGTCCAATGAAGGATTTAAATATATTTATTTTTCTTGCGGCGCTGCTTACATTACTGCTAATGGATATATCTTTTCAAGAGAAGACCCTATTCATTTAATTCCGAATGAAGAGGCGGATCGTCTATTAAAACTCGATAACTTCAGGTTGCTAGATCAGATTGAGCTTGAAGAGTATTTGAAAAAGAGTTGATCATGGCGGGTTCCGCATCAAATTATTTAGAAAATAAACTTATAGATCATTCTTTAGGTACAACTACATATACTAAACCTAGTGCTGTTTATGTAGCACTATATACCACATCACCATCTGATACTGGTGGTGGTGTAGAAGTAACTGGTGGTTCTTACTCTAGACAGGTTGTAACTTTTTCTGCTGCCTCTTCTGGCTCAGCAAGTAGCAATGTGAATGTCAATTTTACAACAATGCCAACATGTGTTGTGACTGCAATAGGCGTTCTTGATAGTTTAACATCTGGAAATTTATTGTACTGGGGGACTTTGGCATCTAGTCGAAGCGTAAGTTCTGGCGATACCGTTTCTATATCATCTGGCAATTTGACAGTTACTTTAGATTGATTTATGCGTTTATAACAATATTTGGTGTATCATATTATGAGGATTAGATATGGCTGCTGAAAGAAATATTATTATTTATCAAGGAGATACATACTTACATGAAGTTAAGTTACGTAATAGCGCTAATGCCAATATTAATATATCAACTAGGACTTATTCGGGCCAAGTTAGAAAAACAAAGACTTCTGATACCATTGTTGCTACGTTCACAACGTCAATAACTGATGGCCCAAACGGGGTTTTGCAATTCTCTTTGTTACCAAATGTCACATCCAATATTAGAAGCGGTGTTTACTATTATGATCTTCAAGAAACTAATGGTACTGTTATTACCACTTTAATAGCAGGTAAGGCTACGGTACAAGGAGAGGTTACACGTGCCGGGTGACATAACTACTTTAACAGTCATTGGTAACGATTCAACGATCCTTACTGTTTCAACCAATGATGTAACAATCATACAATCTGGTACAAATACGAGTACAAATTCAGAAATTACTATTTTGAATACTTCTTCTGCTACAATTACTGTACCAGCAAGTTTACAATTTAGTGATTCAATACCTACAGAGTTAGCCAATACAGGTAGCGCTGGGGTTGCGATAACAGCATCTAGGTCTGATCATGTTCATCCATCAACAGGTCACACCGTTAATGGAGGTAATTATTAATGTCTAATACAATTAGAATCAAAAGAAGGGCTAGTGGTGCTTCTGGCGCACCCGCTTCTTTGAAGAATGCTGAACTGGCATTTAATGAAGTCGATAATGTTTTATATTATGGTTTTGGAACTGATATCAATGGCGATGCGAATACTGTCATTTCCATTGGAGGCAGTGGTGCATTCTTAACCCTGTCCGGTGTCCAGACCATTACTGGTAATAAGACTTTTTCTGGAACGGTTGATCTTGGTTCAAGCGCTATTGCTGCAACTAAAAGTCCTAATAATAATTCAACTGCGGTAGCTACTACTGCTTATGTTGACGCTGCTGTTTCTGGAGCTACTGTTAGTTCCGAGCAGGTGCAGGATGTTGTTGGCGGTCAATTTGTTACTAATGGTAGTCATACTGGTATATCTGCTTCTTATGATGATGCTGGCGATGGCGCTATTGATCTTTCCTTAACTACTACAGGTGTTACTCTTGGATCGTATGGTGGAGCCGGCACTGTTGCTACTTTTACTGTTGATTCGTATGGTCGTTTGACCGCTGCTGGGAATACAACTATTTCAATCAATGCCGGTCAAATTAGTGGATTTACTGAAGATGCCCAAGATGCCGCTGCTGCTCTTTTTACTAATGGAACCCATAGTGGTATTGGAGCTACTTATGATGATGCTAATTCAAAACTTAACTTAGATGTTGCTGACTTCACAATAACCCTTGGTGGTGATCTTACTGGTAATGTTACTATTACAAATCTTGGTAGTGCTACTTTAAATGCGACTGTTGCTGCTAACTCG